TGATGGAGAACCTCTTTTTACTGCAGAAAATATACAGATACTTTCAGACTTAGCAATGAAAGCTGATCCTACTTTATCTACAAAACCTGATTCAATACAATTGTTTTTTATGCTTAAGAATGGTGATTTTAATAAAGGACAAGGCCTTGGACTTATACAGGGCGATGATACTTTGGCAGGTGCATCTGAAATGTTATCAATGAATATTGATTACTCAGATTTAATGAGTTTGCACAATACTGTAAGAGATTTTTCATATTCTATGTCTAAAAAAACAACAGGAGATGCAAAGAAACAGGCAGATATAGGCAGTGAACTTGCTGAAAAGTTATTAGATATGCTAGAAAATCCTGTGGTTGATGATGTTGTTATTGAGGGAAGTAACATGACTGCTAAACAAATGATTAAAAACGCAAAAGAAAAAACTCAAGCAGAACTTTATGATGTTACAACAAGAACTGATACTTTAGCAAGGGACATGATTGAACAATCACACAGCAGACAAATGCCAGCAGGGGATATTGAAGGGTCAATAACTCTTACAAAAGTGGATACCCTAAAATCATATTCAACTAAATCTGATCCTAAATATTACCACGATAAATTTGTAAAGAATTTTTTAAAGTACATGGAAACAGGAATTACAAGTAAAAAGTCTGATCCAGTAGCAGCCTTACACGAGTTAGTAGGATTTTGGGCAAAGCAAGAGGGGGGTGAATTTGTATTTGATCTTAGTGACAAGACCAGTGTAGCAAAATTTAAAGCGTTTCAAAAAGTAATGGAAAGTGCTTTGTATGAAAATTGGGATGGTATGCGATTTGCAAGTTTAAAAAATTTACCTGATGCCGAAAATTTTGAAATGTCTAATTTTAATGTTATAGAAAACTTAAAGCCTTTAGGAGAAGACACAGTAAGACGTATGGAAGAGATGCAAAAAATACTGGATACTATAAACATTAAAAATGCTGATGGTTCAATTGTTAGAAATCAAAGATTATTAGACCTTCAAGGTATGATACAGATGGACAGGTCATTGGTTAAGCTAATGGCAGCAGCACCAGAAGCAAGAAAAAAAGCTAGAGGAATAGAAACAAGTTTTAAAAATGTAGAGTTAGATTTAAAAACAAAATTAGATGCACGAATAGAAAGAGACAAAAATTCAATTGAACTTTTAAATGTTATAGCAGTGGGGGGAAATACTAGAGAATTTGCTGAAAAAGTATTAACAATGTCTCCAGAAGAACTTACTCAATTTAAAATAGACATGACAACAGACCAACCTACAACAGTAGGGGGTAAACTTTTAAAAGTAACAAGGCAAGGAGATAAGCCTTTAAAAATTCCAGCAACTATGACTGTAGAAGAGTTTGAAGCATCAATGGCAGCCCAACTTCTTGAAGGAATGTTTGAAATTGCAGAGTATGGCCCTAGTACTAAATTAAAATGGCAGAGTGGAAAAAACGGAACACGTTATTCAAATGCATACTCTTTTTCAGATAATGGATTAGCACAACTGCAAGCTATACTTGACGTAAACAATCCAAACCAAGCCGTTGCAAATAAAGCAACAAAAAATATTGAACGACTTAAGGTAGTTCTAGGAGAAGAGACAACAGATGTTCTTGCAACGTTTGCACAATTTTTTACATATAACCAATTAAAAAGGGCTGGGGCTTCGGAGATAAAGATAGCAGGTCTTATGAGAGATATTAGCCCTAACGAAATGATTAGCCGAGCATTTAATTTAGCAAGAGGTATGGTTGGGCCAACTTATCTTATGGCTGAATTATATTTAAGATTAGCTGGGTCGCACGGTATTCAAATTATGGATTTAGCACTTCAAAATAGAGCAGCAGGGGATCTTATGGTTAAGATGATGAAAACTCCTAAAGCATTTTCTGAAAAAGAAGCTAAAGATTTATCAATAATTATGCAGGAATTTGTGTTTACAGAATTAATAAGAGCAGGGGTAACTGAAATTGATTTTGGTTCTGACGAACAAATAAAAGATTTGTATTTTGAATTGTGGAGAAATGAAACAGATGATTATGTAAATAACTTTCAAATATTTAGTCCGGGAGTAGCAGGAACTTTAGAAGAATACGGAGGATACAATCCTAACAATGTTGGGGCTAGTATTCAAAGTAAATATGATGCAAGAAGAATTGAAGAACAAAGACGACAACAAGGAGCAGCGTAATGAAAAAATATAATAGTAAATCTGTAGTTAGAAAACCTATGATGTATGGGGGTATGACCAAACCTGTCAGACGTAAGGTTATGAACATGGGAGGTGTTGCAACATCAGTTCCTTTAACTGCACCCATGGGGCAAGGCATGATGAATGATAAAATGAAGAAAACCAAGAATATGTCTAATATGACTACATCTGCTGGTATGATGTACGGTGGAATGGCAAAGAAACGTAAATACTAAAAAAACGTCTTGATATAAAGACCGTCAGAGGGGTGGAACGACATGCCAGAGTATGATTGTACCCTAAATATTGCCCCACCCTGCTGACGATTACCTAATCGCTAGGATTTAGTCTTAGCCTTTTGAAGGTCTTCAATCTTTGCTTTTAACGCAAGATTCTCGTTCATAAGCCCTGTAAAGATATTTAACAGGACAGATTTCTCTTCAGAACCAATAATCATGGTCTTGACCTGTTCAAACGTCACTCCGGGCTGTGCTTCTTTTGGTTCTTCTTTTGACATATTCACCTCAATGCGTATATATTGTTGACTTGTTTAGCATCTCATCTCCTGCAGTTTTAAAATACCTGATAAGAGATGCAAGTTTAAATGTACCTTCATAGTGTGGAAGGTGCGTTTCCATAGTCCTGATTAATTCTTCAGGATTTACAGATTCCATTCTTATATCGACCTTACCGTTTTGGTCAAGATAAGCTTTAAAAGAAAATAGTTCTGCTAGTTCATTGCGTGGCATTGATATAATCATCCCACGGTGTTAGTTCCCTTTGTGTTGCCATGAAGCAAGGGCGTGTAAACATAAAGTGATCACCATATCTTTTTGATGATATAAACTCTTCTGATTCCATTACACCTTTAAGTTCGTAATTTCCTTCCTCTCCAACCATAAGGGCGTATACATCTACATATGGGTTTTTCTTTCTAGTAATCAACCTACCACTTAAATGTTTTGTAGATTTAACATCGAATATTTTCCCCTCTATTTTTACATCACCTTTGTCTGTGCTTTTACTTTTTGATGATAGCCTTAATGTAAACACATTGTCAGGGTAAACCTTTGCAATCTTACAGAAAGCTAATTCTGACATTGCACCTTCTATATCAGGTTCTAACTCTGTCATCTTATCTGTTTGTCTAGCGTCAAACACGTTACCTTTCCTGTTCATAGAATATCTGTGCTTGGCTATCATCATGCCTACTTCTTTTTCAAAGTCGTTCAGTTCTATTTTCATGCAGCATCTCCTATATCAACTATTTCACAAGCATCTGCAGTACAGGCTAATTCCCTGCCACCTGTTGTTGTGTCTTCTATTTCATACTCTGAAAGTTTAGTGAAGTCAATAGCTGATGGCATATAAGTTTTTAAAACATTATACTCATCTTTAGTACAGTCTTGGTATGGTGCTTGTTTGTATACATGATCCTCATAAGGTAGAAAGGATATGCCTGATATAATATCAAAGTTCATGTACACCCATGCCCCTACTACCATCCATTCGTCTTCTTTAACAGATACAGTTATAGAGGGTTTATGTTCACACCATTTATCTGCGTATATCTTCCATAGTTCTAATTGATCTATAGCTGATATATCTTTACGTGTAACAGCCATGTCTGGTGCTTTCGTAGGAAAAGAAAATACAGTTGTATAATCAGGTTTCATAACGTCAGGTTCGTTAACAATGCCTTGATCTTTCATTAATTTTGTTAGTGGATCATTGTTATCGGCTCGTACAGTTCTTATATAATATTCACTATGCCTTGCATGTATACCACTGGCAGAGTTAGTTAATTGCGATACAGTACCTGAGGGCTTGACACAGGTTATTGCTGCACTCTGAGGGATACCCAGTAGTGTTGCAAAATCTTGGTTTGTACGGATGGCTTCTTCTTTCATCTGTTCCAACCACCTTCCTGAATCTGTTGTTTTTGATAAAACTGGATGATCCATGATACCAGTTAATGATACACCCAATAATCTTTCTTCTTCTGTGTTTTGTGTCCATATCTTCCTCAAGTATTTAAAGTCTGTTAGTGTTGATTGAAATGTGCCTAGTATAGTTGCAACACGCACTTTACATTTTAAATCTTCTAAAGTATCTTCATTACGTACAATAACTTCAGATAGATTACAGAATTGATAAGGTCTAAGTATTATTTCACTGCAGGGATTTGTACCCCACATATGCCCTGTTTCTCTTCTGCCATTTTTAGCAACCTGTTTATCAGAAGCT